TCCGATCTACAACTGATGAGTTACGTATTGCTTCAAAACCTAAATTAACTTTTACTTCAGATCCTGTACCTGGTGTTAATGTAGTTACACAACCTGGTATTCAAGCACCAGTAAATAAAAATAAACCTGATAAATTTGCTTTATTAGGAATGGATCGTGCAAATACAACTACAGGAGCACAAAAAGCACCTATGTTATATTCTGAACAACCAATAAAGCCTCAGGCACGTGATTCCACCAGTGTAGAATATTATGGATCAGGTGGAGGACAAGAAGGATTATGGGCATCTTATATTCGTTCATTTACTGAACCATTTGAAGAATTTATGAAATTAACTGCCGAAGGACGTCCTGGTCCTGCTGCTGTACAAGGTTCTGGTCAATCTGTTGGTTCTGATATGTATTCAGCACAAACACGTAAAGATGAAACTGTTCTTTCTGATGCTTCAAGATTTAATGCTCCAAAATCAGCATTTACTCCAGATTCACAACATTTAGGTTCATTTAAATATAATGAACCTTTACAACAAGATGTACATATTGAACGTAATCATCCTGGAATTTTAGATGCTTTACAACAAAATCCTTTAGCTCTTCCATTAAATTCGTATTAATTTTATATAATTTTATATAATTTTAATTTAAAATCAATAAACTACAAAATATAAATGGATTTAATTCGTGAAACTTTAATATATAAGAATAATGTTCTTCATGTGTGTATGAATTCTCTAACACGTCAAGAACAATATGATTTTTTAAGATTAATTATAGCTACTAGAAAAGAAGGTATAACTTTTTGTTATGATAATTCTAATGCTTATATTACATGTATTCTTGAAAAAATTGGTTTAAAAAGAACTACTTGTTAACTTCTCCTAAAATATAATTTACAAAATTTGTTGTATTAAATTCTTTAATATTATTATTCCAAAATGTAATTATAGCTTTATTTGCTTCTGTATTTAAAACTTGTTCTTTTTTAGTTCCTCTCCATAAATCTTTAATTTTTTTTATAATTTCAATAACATTGTCATCTTTTATATCATTAACTCTAGTAATTTGTGTTCTAGGTATTGTTGGATCAAGTTGTGGTATTACATATGATGTATCTAATTTATAAGTTCCATTTGTAGTTGTTTCTTTATCTTTATTTGTAGTTGTAGCTGTAACTGTGCTTGTAACTGTGCTTGTAGAATCTGAATTATTAATATTTAAATATTTTATAAAGTTTTTTGAATTTCCTATACATTTGGTATAAATTTCATGCGGTGTAATCATACTAGGTAATTCAAAAGAATCTGTTTGTAATGTAAGAACACTTAATAATTCAGAAATACTTTTTGTTGAATCTTGAACTTGAACTGTAGGTAATGCTGTAGATCCAGAAGATGGTAAAGCTAAATTAGCACGAATTATGTTAACTCCAGCACCTGGTGGTGGTAATGCCATTTATCTCATCCTCGGATATTAAATGCTCCAAAATTTTGTAATCCTTCTAAAACAGTATAAGATTTAGGATTGTCATCTTGAACATCTACAAATTCAGTTTTATCAAGATATTCAAAAAAAGCTACTGCTCTTGGTCCTCTTTGGTCAACTGTAAATGTTATTGTAGTACCTGGTAAAACTGTATTATCAATTAAAGATAAACCTAAACCAAAATTTAATGTAGGTGATTTATGCCATACAAGTGCTCTATTTGCTTCTTGAGCTGCTGCTAAATAATCTTCTGAAAGTTGCTTTAATCTTAAATTTTCAGCTTGTAAAATTGTTTGTGCTTGTTGTGCTCCTAATTCTAATGCTGATTTTTCTCCTGATAATCTAGCATTATATTGTGCTTCTAATAATTTTTTATCTTGTTCTGCTTTAGCTTGTTCTTCTTGTCTTACTTGTTCTATTCTCGAATTAAATATTGATTCAATAGCAGTTCTAGCTTGTTCAGATATTTGAAGTCTTTGTTCTAAATCAGTAATTCGTAATTGAGCAGCTTGTTCAGAATCTTGTTTAGCTGCTTGAACTCTTTTAGAACATTGTTCTTCAAATTGTTGTTGTAATCTTTGTAGTTGTTCAGCTCGTTTAGTTTCAGCATCTAATTCACGTTGAGCAACATCATTTATAGCAGTTTCAAGTGTTTTTTCTGCTGATTGTTGAGCTGTTTGAGCTGCTTGTAAAGCACCTTGAGCTTGATAAGCATATAATTCTGATTGATAAGCTCGTTGTTGAGCTAATTGTTGTTGTTGATAAGCTTGTTGAGCAGATTGTATAGATTCTTGTCTAGTTTGTTCAGCTTGTTGAACTTTTTGTTGTTCTTGAGCTAAAGCTCGTGTTAATCTTTCAATTTGTTGAGGATTACCTTTTTGTTGTTCTTGACGAAGACGTTCTTCTACTTGTAATTGAGTTTGTTGAGCTTTTTGAGCATTTTGTCCAGCTATTATTCCAGCTTGATTTGCTGATTGAACTGCTAATGCTAAACGCTGAGCTTCTTTTTGTGCTTGTGCTTGAGCTTTTTCTGCTGCTACTTTATCAGCTTGTAAAGTAGCTAATTGTATTTTTAATTGTTCAGCTAAACTTTGTGAAGTTTTTAATTCTTGTTCAGCAGCTTTTTTTCCTCTCTCACAATTTTCTAAACTTATTTTCATTTCAGTACTTTTAGATAATCTTTGATCACTTTCTGTTTTTAATGAAAAAAATGTATCTTTTAATTTATTTAATTCTAGAGTTTGTTCTTTAATTTGTTGACTTTGTTCAGAAAGTTTAGCTCCAACATAATCAGTTTTAGAATTACCTGTTAAAATTGCTTCTAAAGTAGCTGAAGCTTGTGTTTGAATAGCTGTAGTAATATCATCATTTCCAGTTTTAATAAATTTTTGTATTCCATCAAATCTTCCTTGAATTAAACCTTGAAGTTGAGAAATTTCTTTATTAACTTTATCAAGTTCTCTAGATAATTGTTCTCTTTGATTTTGTAATTCTTGAGAAGTAATTTGAGAAGTTTGATTTCTTTGAATTTTTTGAAGTTCTTCAAGAATTTGTTGTGAATTTGTATTTAATTCAGTTAATTTGCTAAGTTCTTGTGGTATATCTTGAATAGATTTGTTAGCTTGTTCTATTAATACTGAAATTCTACCTTCTAATTCTTGTATTTTTATTTCTAATTCATCACATACTTTTCCTCTAATTAATAAATTTTCTTGTAATTCTTTAAGTTTAATTTCAGCATTAGAAATATGTCTTTGAATTTCTTCAGCTTTAGGAGATTCACCAGCAATAGTTCTAGATAACAAATAAAAATGTAATAATTTATTTATAATATTAATTCTTTCAAGTAATTCTCTATGATTTTTAGGTTGAACTTCTCTAAAACTCTCTAATCTTTCATGAAGTTTTTCAATTATTCCAGAATAAACATCTAATTGTTTTTGTTTTTCTTCTTCTCTTTTTTGATTTTCTTTTATTTCATTAAGTTTAGCACTTTCTGTTCCTTCTTCTAATAAACTTTTAATTTTACGTGTATTTTCATCAATAATATTTTCTTTTTCTATATTTTCTCTAGATAATTCTTCATTTTCTGAACGTTGTTTTAAAATATCTTTTTCATTATTTTCAATGTTTAATTTTAATTGTGCTATTTGTTCCATTAATTCACGATTAGTAATTCCATTTGAACTTTCTTCTCTTAATTTATCAATTAAATTTTCAAATTCTTGTCTTAAAGCAATTAATTCTTCTTCACGTGTTTCAATTTTATTTAATCTATTTGTTATTTCTTGAGTATTTTGGTTTATTTGTTCTATTAATAAATCTCTTTCATTTGAAATTTTTTCTAGTTCTTTTTGAACTCTAATTAATTCATCTTCACATTTTTCTTTATCTGCTAAAGCTACAGGAAGTTGCCTTGAAGCTTCAGCTTGTTGTCTTGCTTGTTCAAGTAAATTATTAACACGTTCATCCATATTATCTTATCTTATTTCTTATTTATATTAGAATATTAGAATTCATTTATCTTCTTAATGTTTTTCTTAATCCTTTTAAATTTCTTGTAGTATATTTACGTCTACCACCAGATGGTGGTGGTTGTGTTCTTTGAGGACGTTCTCTTTCTAAATTTTCTGCTTTTTGTTCTACTAATACTTTTGAAACATTTTTATATTTTTCTTCAAAAATTGTTTGTTTTTCATTATCTTTAAATTTAAGTTCTGGTGCATTTATAGCACCACCCATAAATCTACTTAAATCATAATCATCGTTTTTAAAGATATGTGGTTGATGTTCTTGAAGAGATATTGGATAATAAATATTTTGTTTATCTCTGAACATATAAATATCTTCAATTCCAGATCTATCATCTTGAGGTTGTATAACTTTAATATTTAATTTTGGAGAATTTTCAAATAAAACTATATTTATATTAAATTGTAATGCTAATCCTTTAACAATAATTAATTCTTGTTCAGAATTTTTATAATCTTTGAAATCTTTTAAAATAGGTTGATCATCTTTATTAACAGATCTAAATGGAGTTGTTTTTTTAAGTTCTTCTGCAAATAATTCTACAAATATTTCTCTACTTTTACGACGTACACCATTAAAAATTGATTGACTATCATAAGGTATACTTGAAAATTTTTTACTTTTACATTCTAAAAAGGCATATATTATACTATATTTTTCTGAAGTTTTACAAATTGAAAATACTTCATAATCATTCATTGGAGAAAATCCAATATCACCTAATGTTTTTATTATATCTCTTACTGGAGTTCTAGCAGGATTAATTTTTCCAGATTTAGTTTCAATATCAATAAATAAATCAAGACCAGTTTTTTTAGTTTTTTCTTGACCAAAATCTTTTAATTTTTCAAGTGTTTCTTTTAAAGTTTTATTTGCAAAAAATCCTAAACCTACATTTCCATCAACTTCACATGCATCAAATATTTTTTTAACAGTTTCAATACCAGATTTAGTTTTCATAAAATTTCCATATTCAAATTTAATATCACGTAAATAAATAATATCTGATATATTAGTTCTACCTCCAGTTATACGTTCAAAAGTATTTTTATCATATAACCCATCTAAATCAGCATTAAGTCCGCCAGGTTGTAAAGATAAATCTATATGTAATTCATTTGGTCTAATAGGTGATGCAGGATCAATCGCTAATGCTTTATCAAATGTATTATTATAATCTAAAGTTAAACTTATAGGAATTTCACCTGTAGTTTTATTAATTTCAGATAATACGGCTTTTCTAAATAAATTAATTAATTTAGTATTTTGTTGACCTTCTGAATTTTGAAGTGTAAAATTTTTTCTATAATAATTTAATAATTGTTCAAAATTTTCAATTTGTACAAATCCAATTTTATCAAAAAAATCTTGACGTTTATCTTGTAATTTTGTTAAATCTGAAAATAATTTAGGTATTTTTAATTCAATTTCTTTTCCATCTACTAATTCTTTTCCAAAAATTCCACTTTTTAATAATTCATATACAGGTTTAGGTAATAATTGTTCACATGTTCCACTATTAGGTAATATTATTTTTGACATAATACCAGTTGTAAGTCTATATAATTCTTTTAAATTTGTAAGATGTGTTGATCCTTCATATTTTGAAGTTATAAGTGCACTTCTAACTAATTCTAAAAATGAATTAATTGAATAAACTTGTTTATCAATAAATTGCATACCTTTTTCACGAATTTTATTATATTTTTCAATAGTTGCTGGAGCAGGATTTAATGTTATATTCATTTCTAAAGGTCTAATACTTTCATATGCTTTTAACATTGCAGATTGGAAATTTTCAAATTTCTGTGATTGATTAGCATTTAAACTAGGTTCATAAAAATTTTTAGAATTTGTTTTAAAGAATTCTAGATATCTTTCTAAATTATCTATAATATCTTGTTCTTTTGAAGTTAAATAATATATATTAGCAAGTTGTGCTAATAATGGATCTCTAAGTATTTTAAGAAAAATTTGAAATGCATTTAAAAAACTTCCAATACCATTTTCTTTTCCACCCCACCAAAAATCAGTTAATTGTGTTCTAGCAATTGATGTATATTGACCAACTGTTTTTGATATTCCTAAATCATCAGGTCTATATTGATCAGTTATAGAAGATTCAAGAATTTCTTCAATTTCTCTTCTAAATTTTGAAAATTCTAAACTTGCAAATGTTTCATTAGATTTAATTTCAGTTAATAAAACTATTGCTCTATCTAATTCTTTAGCTGCATAATCTTGTTCATTTTTAAATTTATTTTGTACAGATGAATCTCTATTATCTAAAGCTAAATAATTTGTATATCTTGTTTTTGCTGCTTCATATTCATCTTTTGCTTTAAAATAATTATTTCTTCTTTTACCAAAATCAGCTACAATAGTTTCTTGTGGTTTAGCTGGTTGAAATTGTAATAAATCTTTAAGATAATTTTGTTCTTCTTTTTTAAGTTCTTCTAATTCTTTTTTTAATACTTCTAATTTTACAATTTCATTTTTTTCAGAATCTATTTCTTTAATTCTTTTTTCTTCAATTTTTTTAAATGTTGAATCAATTTCTTCTTTACGTAGCCATGCATTTTTATATTCGGACATAAATTTACTACGTTTTTCTGGATCTTCAATTTCAGATTCTAATTCTTTTCTTCTTTTATTAGCTTTATCAATTAATTTTTCAATATCTTCATATTTTACTTGTTGATTACCACCTGTTGTTTTAGGTTGATTTTGATTCTGATTCTGATTCTGATTTTGTTGTAAATTTTGTATTTTATTATCTTTATTTCTTTTTTCTTCTAATCTTTTTTTTGCTTCTTTAATATCTGATAATTCTGGATCTTTTTCAATATCTTTATAAACTTCTAATCTTTTTTCTGCTTTTTTAAAAATAATATCTGAAACAATTTGTTGAGATTTAATATCACTAAATTCATCTAATAATTTTTTACGTTTATCAGAAATATCACTAATTTTTTCAGTAAAAATAGCAATTTCAGCTTTTTTATTTTTTATTAAATCTCTAACTTTTCTTAAATTTCTTTGTATTTCTACAGGATCAATTGTTTGTGATTTTGAAAAAAATGTATTAGCTCTACTTAATAAATCTGTAGAACCTGTAGAACCTGTAGAACCTGTAGAATCTGATATTAAATATTCTGAATTTTTCTTTATTAATGATGAACTTATTTCACCCCATAATGGTCTACCAACTTGTCCACCGCCTTTAATTTCTTTTTCAGTTGAATCAGTTTCATTAGTATCATTAATTTGACTTTCACTTGTAGGAGTAGAACTAGAAGGAGTTATAGGTTCACTAGGTGGTTCTGTAGGTGGTTCTGGAGCACTTTCAGTAGGTGGTTCTGGAGGAGATTCTGGAGGAGATTCTAAAGGTGGTTGAGTAGGTGGTTCTGAAGAAGATTCTGGAGCAGTTTCAGTAGGCGTTTCAGTAATACTATTATCTTTTTCTAAATTTTTATCAACATCTTTAATTGATAATTGTTCTGTTGGTATAGATTTAGATTTAAGATTTTCAGGTATAATTTGAGAAATCTCTGATGGCAATTGTGCTTCAATTTGAGTTGATTTTAAATTATCACCTAAATATACAGCTCCTGCAGCTGTCATTGCCGCTAATGCTGGGACTACGGCATATAGTGCCATAATGGACTCCTTATATATTACAAAGATGTTTCATTTAGTAGAAGATACATATTCTCGAGTTCAAGGGAATTTAATTAAATCTGGTCAAATACGTGATTCATGGTTCTCTTTTGGATTTAATATTGTAGCGTTAATTATAGTTCTTATAGGTGGATATTTTTTTTTAACAGCTAAAGGGGATGTTCCGAAAGAAAATATAGAATTTAAACCTCAAACATGGTTAAATGCAGTCCGAAATGTCCCATCCGTCGACTATGGACAAACTCCTCAAATTGAAATTGGAGGTAGTATACCGGGGTTTAACTATAGAACAAGCGCGTCTGGATTATGATAAAATAGTTGAACATAAACCAGAAATTAAAAAAACACCTAAATTAAAGGGAAAAAAATGAGATCAATGGGAGCATATACAGCAAAACTAAATGCTGAAAATCAAGGTAGAACACAAAAAGTTCAAAATGATAATCATACAGTAACTACTGGAATTTATAGAGGTGTTCCTCGTTGTGCACCTGAAGATTTTTCTTTAATTTTTTATAACAAAAGTGTTAAATGTTCAATATGTTATGTTAAGAAATAAATAAATGATAGCATATGGTTTTGCTGGAGCTATTGTAGGATTATTTATGGTATCTGTATTTACCCCAGTTATGCATTCGAAACTTGAAATGCCTATACCTGGTAAACCTAAACAATTTCATACTAAAACAGGATGTATAAGAATTTTTTCAGAAGAAGTTTCATGTTCAACTGAAGCTATTTCTCTGAATCTTATAAATGATCGAAAAGATTTTAAGAAATAAAAATTCACAAAATATTTTTGCTTTTTTAATTGGATTTGGAATTATTGTATTATTATTTCATCGTCCTATTCCTACTAAACATATTCTTGCTATTGATCCATCAGAATTAGATAAAGAAGTTCGAGTTGATGGGAAATGTTTCAAATATCGCGTGGAAGATTCTAAATGCGATTTACCTTCTCAATAAATAAATGGAACTTGGTGCAACTGATTTAGGTGATTTATTAGGTGGTGCGCCTGTTCAAGCACCTGCTTTTGCTCCTATGGTAGGTGGTGGTGATCCATTTATAAATCCTCTTCCTCCTGCTACTGCAAGTAAAGTTCCAGATTATTCACAACAATTTTCTATTTTAAGAGGTTCAGTACGTAGTCTTTTAACTTATATAGGATTTTTCTTAGCTGCTTTAACTTTTTCACTTTCTAAACCTCGTGAACTTTTATTACCTTATATTCCAATTCCATCAATTTATGGTGAAGGTGGAATTCTTACATGGACTGGTGCAGCTGTTATTGGTGGTTTAACTACTATTCTAGCATATATCTTAAATACAGTTTTATATACGTTATTTTAAACATTGATAACTTTAATTATAATAAATAAATGTGGTCTATATGGAGATATAATTCAAGAGGATATAATAAAGATCCACCGGCACAATTACATCCAAAAATTTTATTTGGACCAGGTGAATATTTAACTCCTGAATTTGTACAAAAATATGATATTAATTATGTAATAAATTGTGCTCAAGAAGAATATTCACCTACATGGTTTAAAGAAAAATTTCCTAAGAATTATGTTTGTCTAAATGCTGTAGATTCTGAACATGTTAATATTTTTACTTGGTATCCAGAATTTTCTAAATTTATGGGAGATTTTTTATTAGGTAATGGTAAAGTTTATGTTCATTGTCAAGCAGGTATAAATAGATCAGGATTTTTATATTTAGCTTATTTATCTTTAGAAAAAAATTATGTTATCGAATCTTTAGAATTATCTATTATTAAACAAAGACCATGTGCATTATCAAATAAAGCTTTTAGACAACAAGTATATCAAAAAGTTCGTGAAAAACTTTTAGAAGTTAAATAATAAGTGATTATGGCAAATTTAGATAAAAACCCTTTATGGAATAATTTATCAAATTCTTCCACAAATGTTATGGGTCCATCATATAGTTATGCTGATAATATTCAAGGTCCTTCATCTATGGGTGTAAGTTCAAATGGAACAATTTCACAAATTGGTACAAATACAGGTGCTATAACAAATTATATTAAATATATGATTAGTGGACCTGCTTTAGGTAATAGATTTTTTGTTAATACTGGTGGAACTTGTAAAGCATCAGATAATTCTGTACAACCACGTTATAATTATATTAATAATGTTTCAAGTGGTGCTAATGCATTACCTGAAGCAATGAAACAAGATTTAAGTGGTATTGCTTCAGATTTTAATGGATTAATTCCTGGTATGCTTGAAGATGTAGAAGGATTAAATCCAATACATTTAATGGGATCTTTAGCTGCAGATTCTGAACCTACATGTGATTGTTATACTTGTGATACTACAGGAGGACCACAATCTTATTTTTTAAATACAGATTTATCACCTGATTTTGATTCAGGATTATGTCAAAAAGTTGATCCGTCTGTATGTATAAAAACATCAGAAAGTTTTATAAGTTCTGATGGAAGTTCTTTACTTTTAATTGGATTATTATTTGTAGGTATTTTAATAGCATTAAAGTAGAAGGAAAAATGACAGATAGTGCATTTCGAATTAAAAAAGTTAGAGAATCTCAAGTTGTTTTAGGTGGAACTTTAGATTCTGTTCATCAATCTATAGTTTCTTCTTTAAGAGAATCTACTCAAAATCAAGAAACTTTACATGAATCTATACGTATTTTAGAAAATGAAATACAAGAAATTGAAAAATCATCTTGTATAAATTCTTCTTTAATTGCTAGAAAACATGAAGAATTAAGAAATCTTTTATTAAAAATTAAAGATTCTAATCAATTATTATCATATTTTTCTAAAAATGCAGATTTAATGTTACAATATTATGGAACAAATAATAATTCAGTTTCTATGACAAAAATTAGTGAACCTAATACATTTATGAAATATTTAACTTCAGAAGAACCTACAGGATTATCTAAAAAACAAGTATTTGATGAATATATTTCAAGAATGAAAATTGGTGTTTCAGTTGTTGAATCTATAGAATCTGAACATTGTATGAAATGTAATGTAGCAAAAGAAGAAATTGCTTCTGAAGGTATTCTTGCTTGTCCTTTATGTGGTTCAGAAGAATATATGATGGTTGTTTCAGATACACCTGGATTTCATGATCCACCAAAAGAAAGAAATAATTATGCTTATAAAAAAATTAATCATTTAAATGAAATTTTAAATCAATTTCAAGCTAAAGAATCAACTATAATACCAGATGATGTTATGAATGAAATTATTATAGAAATTAAAAAAAGACGTATACAAAATGTTGCTGATTTATGTGAAAAAGATATTAGAGAAATTTTAAAAAAAATAGATCGTTCAAAATATTATGAACATGTTCCTCACATAGTATCTAGATTAAATGGTAATCCACCTCCTACTATAACACCAGAAATTGAAGAAAAAATTCGTGCAATGTTTCAAGAAATTCAAGCTCCTTTTTTACTTTTTTGTCCTGATGATAGAACTAATTTTTTATCATATTCTTATATTCTTTATAAATTCTTTGAATTATTAGAATTAGATGAATATAAAATTTATTTTCCTTTATTAAAATCACGTGATCGTCTTATAGCTCATGATCAAATATGGGAAAAAATATGTGAATATTTAAGATGGGAATTTATTCGATCAGTTTAAATATATGTAATTAAATTATAATATAAATGTCTTCATATCAAGAAGTTTTTGATATTCAATTTAAACAAAGATTAGATATTATAATTTTTCTTGAAACTTTAATTGAAAAAATAAATGAATTTATTGGTTTTAATCATAATTCTAATTCTAATTCTAATTCTAATTTTAATAATTCAATTTACCATTTAAAAGATAGATATGATTTTTAAAAATTTAAATAAAAAGTTTTCCGTTTTACGACCAGTCAATAATAATAAAGTCTTGGTTGAACTGAGTATTGATAAATGGTTTCATTCGTTCATCAATATCTACAATGTCATACATTTTACCATCTTGGCCTCTAGAAAGAGACTTAAACTCAACTTTTGAGTCTGGAAACAAGTATCGAAGCCTGTCCAGAATATCACCCATGTTCTCTCTCACAGAGAATCCACTATAAGATTGAACTTGATATTGATGACGTGTCTTAGTACTAGTTGTAGCAGTACTAATAACTTGATTATACATATTTTGAACTTGAGCATTTACATTTTTAACACGCGTCTCTTCATCAGCCTGAGCTTTGAGATCAAGCAAGTGTGCACGGGTTACAGGCTGCATTCTTTTTTCAGTATTCTAAGTAGAAAAAAAATAATCCGTTTTAAGATTTTTTATCTATTAATTCTTGAATTTGTAAATTTAAATCATAAACAAAAACAGTTAAAGATTTTAATTTTACTCTAGATTCATTTATTAATCTATCAATTTCATATGTAGAATCTTCTAAACGTTTTAAACGAGCGGTTAAAAATGTAATTTCAGCTTCAATATCTTTTAATGGATGAATACTTGCAGATTGTCCCATTATTTTTTATAAGGAATAAAAGTTAAATCCATGTAAAATCAAGCATCCCTAAAGCAAAATGTAGTTCTCTAGCTCTTTTTTGCATAGGAATTGAACTATCTAATTCAAGAACTTGTTGATTATTAATTTCACGGCATCTTTCAATAAATTCTTGAGGTGTAGTTTTCCAATCTACAACATGTCTTTTAATTAATTCTTCTCTTAGACGATCTGAAGAAATAAAAGGTCTTTTAGTTTTACCAGGTCTAACAAGAAGATTTTTAATATCTTTGTTGAATTCTTTAGTAAATAATTCAACAAATGTATTAGCAACAAGAATAGGATCTTCTTTCCATTGAATAGATTTTGTCATATTAGATTTTTTAAATAATTGAATAGCTTCAGATTCATCTTGACAAATTTTTTCACTAATTAGAACATCAAAATCATCATTATCAAAATTTGAAGCAAAATATTGTTTTATAATAGCTTGTCTATGTTGACCATCATAAAGATATTTTTTAGGTATATCATCTTCAAGAACACATAAAATTTTAAATACATCTGAATTCAAATCACGAACTTTTTTTAAATCTTGTGTAATTCTTTCTACATGTGTTTTATCTAAAGTTCTATTACCTTTCCATACTTCTATAGATGCTAATCTTGATGCTGAAATTGTAGAAAATACAGCTCCATCACTTGATGAAAACATTCTTTTAAGTTTTCTATTCTAAAAAATTAAAAAAATCCATTTTAAAGTTTTTTACGAATTTCAGAATACTTTATAATATTTGCATATTCTTGAGAAAGATCTATTTTAAACTTTTCTTGATTATATTTTATAAAGCTAGACATACATTTTATATCAGGTTTTAAATTTAGAGATTCGATTGTAAAACAATTTTCATAATGAAGTTGTTTATCACCCCATTCTCCTTCAGTCCACCCAATTTCTGCATTTGTTTGACTTACAAGTGGTCCAATAATTCTATCAACAACTGAAAATATAGTTGCTACTCCTATAAGTTTACGTCCACCTTTAAAATTTGTTAGAAACCAAAGTAAATCACCTTTTTTATAATTAGCAAGAAACATCCTTCCATTCATATTTTTAGAATTTACAGACCAACTTCTTGAATTAATAAAATTTGTTCCAATTCCACAACGTACAATCCAATGCATTTCTTCTTTTTTATTTCTCCCCAAAAAGTAAAAACTTTCCCGTTTTAGAGAGACTAAATATATTTATAAAATGCACTGGGTATATGTTTTAAAATCAAGTTCAAGTGGAAATATTTATATTGGAGAAACCACTCGATTATTTAGGAGATGGAATGAACACCAAACTAATAGAGGTGGAAAAATCACATCAAAAGATAATTATGACACTATAATTGGATTGTATAGTGTTGGTTCAAATTATTCTTTTTTAACTCATAGAGGAAATATTCTTAAAGGATTTGGAACTTTTAATTGTGAAAAATCTTGGGGAATGGATGAAAACAAACAAACCGCACTTCTAATTGAAAATCATATCGCCGAAAGGTTTTTAGTAGATAGGGGAATTACTAAACAAGATGTAATGGGAGGAAAATATTTGACTGAAACTATTTGTGAGAATTTCTGTTTTGGTGAATCATTTAAAAATTATACAAGAGATAGACCAACATGTTTTTGCTGTTATCCATGTGAAGTTAAACTTTCAAAAAACAAAGAAAAAATATATTTTTCTTGTCCAATACCGGATTGGGTAGATGATGTTCCAGATAGATGCAATTATTATCAAGAATTTGAGCCATATAGAAAAACAAGGGAAGCTTGTATAAGTGCGTTCAATAATAGATTAAGAGCAACTGATGTTTTTAAAGAAGAAATATAATTAAACATGTTGAAATATAAAAAGAAATGGAAGATTATGGAATTTCTCTTTCACAAATTCCAGAGACATTAGTTCCTTCTAGTTTTCAATCTTATGTAACACCTACTTTATCTGCTTTACCTACACCTCCACAAACACCACAACAACCTATTATTCAAGGAATTAAACGTAGACCACATAAACAATCTAATCCAGATCCATTACAAATATCACGTGAATTAGCTCTTCTTGATAATGAATTAGTTGATACATTTTCTAAACTTGCTGAATTAGTAGATCATGGAATTAGATTAGTTAAAAATAATACTGAACAGAAATTTTTATATAATAGATTACAAGAATTACGTGATGATTTTGATACTTTAGTTATTGTAAAACAAGGTGGTCGTCGTAAAACATATAAGAAATCTAAATCTAAATCTAAATCTAAATCTAAATCTAAATCTAAACGCAAATAAAATTTCTTAATTATATATAATTATGAAAACGCGTAAATTAAGAATAGGAGGGAAAAATAAAACACAAAGATTTTTATTTAATCCTCAAAATCCCAAAAAAAGTTTTGATGTTTATATTGATAAAAATCCTAAAGATACAATACCTATGAAATATAAAACTGTTAAAGATGTTAAAGAAACAATTTTAAATTTAGAAAAATTATATAAAGCAAAAAAGTATTCACATAAAAGAATATGGCAAGTAGGAATGATATTATATGTTAGATTAAAAGTATTAAAAAATAAAAAACCTTCTGAATATGAACTTGCATTAAAATATTTTAAATTTTTAAAACATCGTTCTTCACTTTCAGATAATGAAAGATATAAACTTACATTACATCTTTAATACATTGAATAACATTATCAAGAAATTCAGGATTACATTTAGGTTCATTAGGACAACACCATTGAACTTTTTTCAAAGCATAGTCATTATCTTTTAGTTGTGGAACTTCTAGTTTATCAAGTATTCTTTTCAAATTATTAATTTGATGAATAATATTTTGAAATGATATAAGTTCTTCATTAAGTGAACCAATTTTTTCAGAATCAAATATTTCTGAGTCTAGTTTAATAGATCCAGATGTTTCTCTATATTTTAGAGGAATTTCATAAAATTCATAAAGTCTTTGTATTAGATCATAAGTTTGTTTCTTTGTTAGAAGACGAGTCTTAAACAATACATATTCATTCAAACTAAAAGTATCAATAATTTTTACTAGATTTTTTTTAGTTTGTTGTTGTTTTTCACGTAGTTCTTTAAGTTCAGCAGTTAGATAAGAAATTTCATTTTTGAAATATGTCATATCTTGTTCAACTTGTTTAAAATTATCATTAATAATTTTTGCATTTGATGAACGTCTACAACAAAACATCTTTGAATTTTTTTATTATAATTTCAATTTTAATAATAAATTCCGTTTTTAAATTTTTAAATTTTTAAATTTTATCAACTTCTTTTATAATAAAAAAATCTGATTTAGATTCAAGTTCTGTTTCAAGTTTAACTTCTGTTTTAAGTTCTGTTTTAAGTTCAGAATTAGATACAGATGTTAATTCATTAATTTTCTTTTTATGAAATTCAATTAATTTATCAATAGTATAAATATTATTTAATATAGTTGTTTTCGTTTTAAAATTACAATTAAAAGAAAAATCCATACTTATTTATATTATTTATTTAATTGTTTAATTGTTA